GAACTCCGTGAAATTTGGAGTTCTGCGGATAAGAGTGAGCGCCGTGATTTGCTCGAAATGGCGCGTATACTAAAGAGCCGGAGAAAGCAGAATGGATGATGCAAGCAACCTTCCGTTTTCGGAAATCGAGTTGAGCAAAGACGAAAGAAAAATGCTTAAAGCGTTGGCAGATAGCAGAATATTTGCGACGGATGATATTTTCCAGACTGCAAATAGGCTGAAACATTTTGGACTTGCGAATCTGCACCCAATCCCCAGCAAAGATGGTGTCCCTGTGTTATCGTTTGGCACGTCCTGCGCAATTGGAATAGAAGAACGTGGGAAGGACTACTTGGCGTATATTGATCAGCGTAAGAAGGCCACAAAGGCTAATCGAATCCACGACCTAGTGATTGCAATAATCTCATTCCTGCTCGGGCTGCTTACGTCTGAACATTTCTGGAATTTCCTGAGCAAATGTCTGTCAGGATTCGAGGGCTAAAGTCGCTGCAAACTGCTTTAAGCTTTTTTTCGCAGACAAGCACGATGTCGCCGCCGGGGCTGGCTGCGCCGATCGCGTGTTCGCACATTCGGCAAGCTTCTCCGCACTCGTCTTTCGTAGCAATTTCGGTTCTTATCCTGCACAACTGTAACATAATATCATCATACTTTTCCCTGCTTAGAAACATTGTTTCGCTCCTTCCACATTCTAATTAGTTCTCGTTTTTCCTCTGTCGTAAGTTCCATTAAATACTGAAAGCCACTATCGGCGGGCGCAATTTCTTCACCCTTATTATAGCACATATCGTCCTGAATACAAACCATTTTGCAATCTCCTATTCCAACGTTTCGTGTATCTTGTGAAAGATTCTGTACAAAGCTGTACTGGTCCAAAAGAAGGACTAAATTATAGGAAGAAAAGAGGAAAATGAAATGGATACTGTGGAAAGGCCGGTTCCGACCGATACCCAAAAGTTTTGCAAATTCTGCGGTGAGATTATAGACAAAGAGTGTGTAATCTGCCCAAAGTGCGGAAAGCAAGTTGAGGAGCTAAAGGCCAAGCAGCCGGACATCGTAATAAATAACGCAAACAACAACGTAAACACGAATGTTGTTGGTTGCTGCAGGCCGAAGAATAAATGGACAGCATTCTTCCTTTGCCTGTTCCTTGGGCCGCTTGGCGCTCATAAATTCTACGAGGGGAAAGTTGGCATGGGCATTCTTTATCTTTGCACCGTAGGCCTTTTCGGAATCGGCTGGTTAATCGACACGATTAGTTTACTGTTTAAGCCGAATCCGTACTATGTCTAACTCAGAAATTTGCTTTCCTGCCGCTTTCCCTGTTTCTCGTCGCTTACATCTGAGACGCAGGCAAACAGCATAGGTGCGCCCTTGATGTAGTCCAGGCTTAGACTGTGGACGTCTTTGAAAAGCGCCCCGTCTACAATGATGTTTACTTTCCCGTTTTCAAAACGAATATTGATGCTCTGCATTTGGTGTACCTCCATATTTTAGAACGTTCGTTCAATAATTTCAATTTGGAATCTTCCACAAAGAACACCTTGCATTTTCTTCGTCCGGTAACCCTCGTAAGCGGCAATTATGGGACAGACTATTTTGTATAATGGAATGTTTAAGATCGCCCCACCGTCGCTCCCCCGGCGGTGGGGCTTTCTCACGCGCCTGCAACCAGCATAGCAAAAGCGGCAGAAATGTCCACCCTCAAATTGGTAAAATCATACCAGTGGCGGAAGAATCAGCGAAATATATGTGAAAATGGAGGTATATCATGTCAGCAATTCAGGAACTCGCCCCATATATTTCTGCATATCAGGGGAACATCAAGCGGGCGAAAGAAGATCAGCATTACACCATCGATAGACTTGTCGAGGAATCCGGCGTTTCCAGATCGGCTGTGACGAAGCTCTGCGCAGGAACACAGCAAGACCCAAAACTGTACAATTCTGCCGCGCTGTGCCTTGTTCTCGGGCTGTCACTGGATGAACTGTTCGGGCTTGTCCAGCCCGCAGAAAGCCCGGAAGAACTGACCGAGCAGATTTCATCATGTCGAGATCGAAAACGCCAAGCTGGAAGCAACAACAGCCGCGCAGAGCGCACAGATAAGGTCTACACATACAATGTGTTACGTCCTCGCCCTGTTTTGTATGCTGCTCTCCTTTTCTCTGATTGCCTGCCTTGTGACGGATGCGCAGATTCGGAGCACAGGTCTCATTCGCGATGGAGATTTGTCCGTAGCTGCATGGATTTGCATTGCCCTGATCGTAGGTTCAGCGCTGGCTTCGGCAATTACTTTCTATGCAATCCGAAAAGAACGTGGAGGGAAACATGGAGTGCATCAAGTGTAAAAAGGATATACCAGACGGTTCTGTGTTCTGCTGCTGGTGTGGGAAACAGCAGCAAACGCCACAACGAAAGGCTTTGAAGCGTGCAAACGGTACGGGGACAGTTTACAAGCTGCAAGGCAGGCGTACGCGCCCGTGGGTAGCCGCAAAAGGAAAAACCATAATTGGATACTACGATAAAAAAACAGCCGCCCTCGACGCGCTGGCGCGGCTACAAGGGCGGAGTATCGACGAAATATATAACTGGACCTTCAAGCAGGTTTACGAAGCATGGAAGGATGAACACTTCCGCGATATCGGCGCGAAGGGAATAGAGTCTTACGAACGCGCATATGACGTTTTTGAACCATTGCATGACAGAAAATTTCGCGAACTGCGGACCGCTGATTACCAGATTGTCATAGACAAGTACAGCGATAAGTCCCACTCGCTACTGTCGAAGTTCAAGCAACTTGCAACGCAGATGTCACAATGGGGAATCCGTCAGGAACTCATAACGACAAACTTCGCTTCGTTCATTAAACTGCCCGAGAATGTGAAGAAAGAAAAAGAAATCTTCTCAGAAGAGGATATTCAGAAGCTCGAAGCGGACGGTTCCCAGGCAGCCAAACTTACCCTGATGATGGTATATACCGGTATGCGAATCGGTGAGCTGTTCGGGCTTAGAACCGAAAATGTCCATGAAACCTACGTGATCGGCGGGGAAAAGACAGAAGCAGGCAGGAACAGAATAATCCCCATCCGCTCCGAAGGGCGTAAATATTTCGCAGAATTCAGGGAGCGTGCAAAAGGCGAACTTCTGATCTCTGGGTATGCTGGGCAAAAAGTCATTGCGAATTTTCGCAAGCGTGACTACTACCCGCTTTTGGAGCGGCTCGGAATCTCCAAGAAAACACCACACGCAACAAGGCACACATTCGCAAGCTGGGCTGTAGCAAACAATATCAAGCCGGAACTCCTGCAAAAAATGCTCGGTCATGCAGACTATTCCACGACCGCAAACATCTATGAGCACTTTGACATTGACCAACTTGTGAATGCGATAGATGCGCCTGTTACTAACACGTTGCTAACAAATCAAAAATCAGCGAAAAAGAAAAAGCCCTGAAACCTTTGAGATTTCAGGACTTTTTTGGTGGAGACTAATGGACTCGAACCATCGACCTCCTGCGTGTGAAGTAGACCTTCTGAAATTTCCTAAACTTTTTAAGCATGTTTTCAGACGTTTTTAGACTTTTTCAAATTGGATATTAAATCTCAGACGTTTTCAGATTTTTTCAGATTTTTTCGGTTACTAACAAATAGCTAACACGGTTACTAACACTAGACACGTTTTATCTTCTGCATAACAGAGTTATAAACCTTGCTGTTTACCATCGCCAGTGTATCCATGAGTTCATCAACGACCGCCCAAGCCTTCGCCGGGTCTTTCCCAGCAACCGCAAGCAAAAACTCACTGTCCCCGTACTCGCCCACGGTAGCCGGTTCTGCGGTCGCAGGGGCGGGAGTGCCGGAGTAGTAACCCACAAACTTATCTCTGGCATTCTCCGCCCCCTGCATCTTGTCGCGTATCACATATAGGTTCGCCAGTTTGGCATAATTGGGATAGCTGGATTCTTCGTATTCCAGCCGTGCTATTTCCTTTCGGATTTCGGCTTCATCCAGCATGTCTTTCCCTCCTTATGCTCTGTCAATCTGCTCCATGCAGCGGCGGATAGCCTCGCGCGTCTTATCATCGTCCGCGTCGCGCATCATGTCTTCCAACGTCGAGCGCATATGCTCCCGCGCGTCGGTGCGGCTATACCGGCCCATAGAGTCCCGACGCCTGCCCCGGTAAGAGCTGCCACGACCATACGTACCGCGCATATCGGCTTCCCACTCGCCGTCGCGGGAATAGCCTCCGTCCTCAAGCATTTCGATTTTATAAGTGTTCTTGATGGAGCTTGTCAGCTTCTGAATTGCGTCCAGATCACCAGCAGACATTTCACGTTTGTCGGCGATTTCGTCAAGCTCTTTGCAGAGCATTTCCCGAAGGTTTCTCAAATCGTACATATTCCTTCCTCCCTTCACGATACGCGCTCGACGATCATATTGCTATTTGCGAAATTGATCGCCTGTGCGCTGGTGTTCTTCGCCGCTACAGTCAAGCAGCAGCCGCGCGGAACTTCCACGAATGTTGAAACGTAGATGTTGAAATAATTCTCAACAGCCGCAGGGGTTACGGTCGCTGTGGCGCTGTTCAAAGCCTCCCCGTTGATGGCGAGCGCAGCGGTGATAGCTCCGACCGTTCCGCCTGTAGGCACGGCGATATTCGCGCCAAAAGATACGCGGAACTTCGCCTTACACTGCTGCGTAAGCCCACGAAGCGTAACAAGTCCGCTTCCGTCACGGTGGACGATACACGGTTTGCCACAAGCCGACGTGGAAATTAGAGGGACGTTCTGCCCGGCGGCAACAGTTTGAATCCCGGATGATGTAAATTCAGCCATAAAATCATTCCTTTCTAAATGCGTCGAATTCGACACGGTAAAAAATAGCGGCGGGGACGATTGCCC